TTACATTGAAAAATTCATCGAGCGTCTTGGAGAGCACTTCAATATTCGTGAGATTGCCTTTGACCGCTGGGGAGCTGTTCAGATGGTTCAGAACCTTGAAAGCATGGGCTTTACTGTTGTTCCGTTCGGTCAGGGATTTAAGGATATGTCTCCACCGACAAAAGAACTCATGAAGCTGACGCTGGAGCAAAAGCTAGCCCACGGTGGTCATCCGGTGCTTCGATGGATGATGGATAACCTTTATATCCGCACTGATCCGGCAGGAAATATAAAGGCAGACAAAGAAAAATCCACAGAGAAAATCGACGGAGCTGTTGCCACCATCATGGGGCTTGACCGTGCGATCCGCTGTGGAAACAATACCGGTGCTTCTGTCTACGATGAAAGAGGCATTTTATTCATATAAAAATGGAGCCCTTGTTTTTACACCAAAAGCTCCATTACTGTTTATTTATTTGAATTTATGATTCCTTCAATATCACGGCCACCGTAGAATATTCGAGCTACTGTAACTGCCCTTTCCTCGTCATCAACAAGGTAGTACACAATAAAGTTGTCTACAGGAAGCTGATGCATTTTCATCGAATGCCAAGGCTCCCAGTCAACTAACGCATAACGAGCTGGCATGAAATCCAATGAACGAACCTCTTTTCGGATGCGGCCCAGCTGAGCGGTAGCAGTTTCTGGAACAAGGAGTTCATTCGCAATGTACGAATAGATCTCACGTAAGTCGTCAAGCGCATCTACAGAATAGCCGACTTTATAGCTATCTGTCATATGCCAAACTCCTTTGCAAGTGCCACATCGACTTCATCTGCAGAATATACCTTTCCTGCTTTGATGGAATCAACACCCTTCTGGAGTTCTGCATCAAGCTGTTCTCTGGTCATTGCACCAACAGCTAATGGCTTAGAAGAAGGAAGTTTCAGTTCAAATGGCATACCCTTCCTCAGTACAATCTGGCTATAAAGCATCTGAATTGCACTGGATGGAGAAATTCCAAGCTGAGAAAGAATGCTCTCAGCATTATCCTTGAGATTGGTATCTATTCTTGCATAAACAGCAGATGTATTTGCCATAATATCGCCTCCTTTTTCTTTATTATATCCGCTTTTGCTTGCGATTGCAAGCATTTGCATAGATTATTTTATGACAAAACTTTGAATTTTATACGCCCTTTGCGGCAGAAAGGAATAGTTATGGGATTCTTATCAGGACTGTTTCACTCAAGAGACAAGCCCACCAACAGTACAAACGGCAGTGCCTACCGCTTTCTCTTTGGTGGAAGCAACTCCGGCAAAACCGTCAATGAACGAAGCGCCATGCAGATGACTGCAGTTTATGCCTGCGTCAGGATTCTTTCGGAGTCCATCGCTGGGCTTCCAGTCCATGTCTATAAATACACAGACTCTGGTAGCAAAGAAAAAGCCATCAAACATCCACTATACCGATTGATACATGATGAGCCAAATCCGGAAATGACATCCTTCGTTTTCCGAGAGACCTTGATGACGCATCTTCTCCTTTATGGAAATGCCTATACGCAAATTATCCGAAATGGCAAAGGCGAAGTCATCGCACTCTATCCGCTAATGGCCAATCGAATGAGTGTGGATCGTGACGATAAAGGGCACCTCTACTACCAATATCAAATGCAAGATTCCGATGCACCAACTATGAAAAATGGAACAGTCATCCTGAAGCCATCAGATGTACTCCACATTCCAGGCCTTGGCTTTGACGGTCTGGTCGGTTACTCTCCTATTGCTATGGCTAAAAACGCTATCGGTCTTGCAATTGCGACCGAGGAATATGGTGCTAAGTTCTTTGCAAACGGTGCCACACCAGGAGGCATACTGGAATATCCCGGTACCGTGAAAAATCCGGAAGCTGTCAGAGAAAGTTGGACCAAAGGCTTCTCTGGAAACAACTCTCATAAGGTAGCTGTTTTGGAAGAAGGCATGAAATACACGCCTATCTCCATCTCCCCAAATGAAGCACAGTTTCTGGAAACAAGAAAATTTCAGATTGATGAAATAGCTCGAATCTTTAGAGTGCCGCCTCACATGGTCGGTGATCTGGAAAAATCGAGCTTTTCTAATATTGAGCAGCAATCTCTAGAATTTGTGAAGTACACCTTGGAGCCTTGGATTGTCCGTTGGGAACAGTCCATTAACCGAGCCCTTCTATCTGATTCTGAGAAAGCTGCTTATTTTGTAAAGTTCAATGTCGACGGTCTCTTGCGTGGTGATTATCAAAGCCGAATGAACGGTTATGCCACTGCAAGACAGAATGGCTGGATGTCTGCAAACGATATCCGTGAACTTGAAAACCTGGACCTCATCCCACCGGAACTTGGTGGTGACTTATATCTCATCAATGGGAACATGACCAAGCTGGAGGATGCAGGAATATTCGCAGCGACCACTGCTGCCGGAAAGGAGGACGAGAACAATGAAGAAATTCTGGAAGTGGAAGAATCAGACGGTGACCAATCAAGAGACGCAGGAACAGACACTGGAGAGGACACTGTTTCTAAACGGCACCATCGCAGAGGAAAGCTGGTTTGATGACGATATCACGCCTAAGCTCTTTCGAGATGAGCTGTTTGCTGGAAACGGAGACATCACCATTTGGATTAACTCTCCGGGAGGCGACTGCGTAGCCGCAGCTCAGATTTACAACATGATGATGGAGTATCCCGGCAATGTAACCGTAAAGATTGATGGCATCGCAGCCTCCGCTGCATCTGTCATCGCTATGGCTGGCACAAAGGTACTGGTATCACCAGTTTCCATGCTTATGATTCATAATCCGATGACTGCAGCTATGGGAGATACATCTGAAATGCAAAAGGCTATCGCCATGTTGGATGAAGTCAAGGAATCCATCATCAACGCCTATGAAATCAAAACGGGCATGAGCCGTGCTAAGCTCTCTCATCTCATGGATGCAGAAACCTGGATGGATGCACACACAGCTATCGATATGGGTTTTGCCGACGGAATCCTGGCAAGGCCTGCAGAAACACCTGTAGAAAATAATACGACTGGCCCGATGCTCTTCTCTCGTGCAGCGGTGACCAATTCTCTTATGGATAAGCTGGCTGCAAAGTGCCGCATTAAGAAGCCTGAAACACCGGAACGCTCTGTGGATTCTCTCATGGAGCGTCTTGACCTAATCAAACAATACATTTAATGGAGGTATTCAACTATGACTATTTTAGAACTGCGTGAAAAGCGCAATACAGCATGGAATGCTGCCAAGGCATTTCTCGATTCTCACCGTACCGAGAAAGGTATTCTTACTGCCGAGGACGATGCTACTTATTCCAGAATGGAACAGGAAATCGCCGATCTTGGTAAGGAAATTGCTCGTCTTGAAAGACAAGAAGCATTGGAGGCCGAGCTTAATAAGCCAGTAAACAAGCCTCTCACTTCTAAGCCGGGGAATTCTGCCACCGATAAACCTGCAAAAACTGGTCGTGCTTCTGATGAATACAAGAATGGTATGCTTCAGGCACTTCGCACCAACTTTCGTCAGGTATCCAATATTCTGCAAGAAGGTGTGGACGCTGACGGCGGCTACCTTGTACCGGAGGAATATGACAATCGTCTGATTGATGTTCTTACCGAAGAAAACATCATGAGAAGTCTTGGACACACTATCACGACTTCCGGTGAGCATAAGATCAACATCGCTGCTACGAAACCTGCGGCTGCATGGATTGAGGAAGGTGGCGCACTTCAGTTTTCTGATGCGACCTTCAGTCAGATCCTTTTGGATGCGCACAAACTCCATGTAGCTATCAAGGTCACCGAAGAACTTCTCTATGATAATGCCTTCGGTCTTGAAAATTACATCATCAATCAGTTTGGTAAGGCTTTGGCAAATGCCGAGGAGGATGCATTCCTCAACGGTGACGGTTCCGGCAAACCGACCGGCCTTTTCGTTGCGACTGGCGGCGGCACGGTAGCAGGTACGCTTTCTGCTGCGATCAAGTCTGATGATATGCTTGACCTGGTATACGCTCTTAAGCGTCCGTATCGCAAAAACGCAAGTTTCATCATGAATGATAAAACACTGGCACAGCTCCGCAAGCTGAAGGACAATAACGGTGCCTATATCTGGCAGCCGTCCTATCAGGCAGGTGAGCCGGACAAGGTGCTGGGCTACGCTGTTCATACCTCTGCGTATGCACCGGAGAATGCCATCGCATTTGGTGACTACAGCTACTACAACATCGGTGATCGTGGCACTCGTTCCTTTAAGCAGCTCAACGAGCTGTTTGCTGGCAATGGCATGATCGGCTATGTTGCCAAGGAGCGTGTGGACGGCAAGCTGATTCTGCCGGAGGCAGTACAGATTTTGAAGCTTAAGGCAGATGCAACTGCCTAATAAAAATACCAACGGGCGGTGTTCCTAAACCAAGGGATACCGTCCTTTTCATGGATTGAGGTGGTGATAGATATGATTGTGTCTTTGGATGAGATGAAACAGTATCTGCGGGTGGATTTTCCGGACGATGATGAGCTTCTTTTAAATGCTCTGCAGTCGGCAGAAACGCTCTGCAGAGATGTGGCAAGGCTCTCCGCAGAGGACTTTTCCAAAGAGCCTGTGGCGAAGATTGCTGTCATGTATGCGGTGGCATATTTGTATGAACATCGAGAAGATGCAGATCATCATGATTTAACGCTGTCGCTCCGTTCCCTGCTGTTTGGCATCCGCAAGGAGGGATTCTGATGAATGTGGCTCTTTTGAATGTGCGGATCACCGTACAGAAAAATGAAGTGGTGGTAGACAGCATTGGCAATCACAAAAACACATGGACAGACTGGTATTCCTGCTATGCGACTGTAAGTTCCGAATCTCCTAACGAAGACACCGATGCCGGAATGATCGTGGACAACAGCAAGATGGACTTTACGATTCGCTGGTGCCGGAACGCTGCGGAGATTACCTCGGATAAATACAGAGTGATCTATAACGGCAGCGCCTACAACATCCTTGGCATCGATCACATGAATTTCAAAAAGAAATCCATCAAGCTGAAATGTCAGAAAGTGAGGCGGTGAGCATGGCGTCAGACAGAGTCCCGATTGACCGCATGGCATCGGCCATTATGGAAGGCTTGCAGGAATATGCAGACCTTGCAACTAATGATCTGAAAAAAGCGGTAAAGAAGGCTGGTAAATCTGTAAAGGATGAAATTTCGCAGACTGCTCCAAAGGACACCGGCAAATATGCAAAGAGCTGGGCGGTCAAAACGGTAAAGGAAACCTCCAGTTCGCTGGATGTGGTGGTGCATTCCAAGAATCGCTACCAGATCGCTCACCTTCTGGAGCATGGTCATGCCAAGCGCGGCGGCGGTCGAGTTGCCGCAAGACCGCATATTGCACCTGCGGAAGAAAAAGCAGTGCAGACCTTGGAGTCCGAGGTGGAAAAGGCACTGGGAGGATAAGTAATGGAGAAAATCACAATGATTCTTGAAAAAATCGGACTTCCCTTTGCGTATGACCATTTTGCAGAGGGGGAAAGTCCGAACCCGCCGTTCATCTGTTATCTGATTCCGAACAGTGACAACTTCTCCGCTGACGGCAGGGTCTATTACAAAATCAATGAAATTCATATCGAACTGTATACCGACTGCAAGGACTTGTCGGCAGAACAGAAGGTCGAAGCTGTGCTTGATGGGTATGGCATTTTTTATGAGAAAACCGAGGTGTGGATCGAGTCGGAGAACCTTTACGAAGTCCTGTACACATTTGAAATGGAGGTAAACTGATATGCCTAAGAAAAATAAGGTGAAATTCAATATCTGCAATGTGCATTATGCTTTGCAGACCATCGGTGATAACGGTGATGTGTCTTTTGGCACTCCTGTTCCGATGCCCGGTGCGGTATCCCTTTCCCTGGATGCAAACGGTGAGCCGAGCAACTTCTATGCAGACGGCTACGCTTATTACACCATCAGCAACAACATGGGTTATGAGGGTGATCTGGAGCTTGCAATGATTCCTGAATCCTTCCGCACCGATGTGCTGAAAGAAACGCTGGATACCAACAAGGTGCTGATGGAGAACGCCAATGTGGAAACGGCGAACTTTGCGTTGCTGTTCGAGTTTGACGGTGATGTGAAGAAAATCCGCCATGTGCTGTATAACTGTGCGGCAAGCCGTCCGTCCATCGAATCCCAGACCAATGAGGATGAGATCGAGGTGCAGACGGAAACGCTGTCGGTCAAGGCCACTCCGCTGGCAAGCGGCTATGTGAAAGCCAAGACCGGGGACGATACCACCGAGAAGATTTATACGGACTGGTACAAATCTGTATATCTTCCGGGTGCCGCGGCAGAAGCCGCATCGGATGTATCCGAGCAAAGCACCAAGTCCACCGCAAAAGCTGTGAAGGAGTAAAGCTATGAGTATGATTCAGAAAATTGAAATTGACGGAAAGCAGGTGCCATTTAAGGCATCTGCGGCAATTCCCCGTATTTACCGAATAAAGTTCCACAGGGACATTTACAAAGACCTGGATGCACTTGGCAAGGCTGTAGGCAACGGTGATGCGGAGAATTCCCGTCTCGATATGTTCTCTCTGGAAATGTTCGAGAACATCGCCTATGTCATGGCAAAGCACGCAGACCCGTCTATCCCAGACTCCCCGGAGGAATGGCTGGATGAATTCAGCACCTTTTCCATTTACCAGGTGCTGCCGAAGATCATCAAGCTGTGGGGACTCAATGTACAGACGGATGTTTCTTCTAAAAAAAACTTCGCCCAACTGACCGCAAAATGACAACACCGTTATTTCTGCTTCGCTGCGTACAGCTTGGCATTTCTATTCGTGACCTCGATCTGCTCACGATAGGAATGGTCAACGATATGTACGCAGAAAGCGGAAATGATGAGTATAAGGGATATTCGCAGATGGCTACGCAAAAAGATTTCGATTTATTTTAACGCTCGGCAGCAATGTCGGGCAATTTTTATGCCCATTTTGCAGAGAGGAGGTGCGCTATGGCGGCAGGCAGAATCAAGGGTATCACCGTTGAAATCGGCGGCGATACTACCAAACTACAGACAGCCTTAAAGGGTGTCAATTCAGAAATTAAGAATACCCAGGCACATCTGAAGGATGTCGAAAAGCTGCTGAAGCTTGATCCCGGCAATACGGATCTGCTTGCGCAGAAGCAGAAGCTCCTCTCTGATGCGGTATCTGAAACCAAGGATAAGCTGACCACACTAAAG